GCCTGATGACGCCAAGCGGCTTTGTGACAAGTTTGTTCGGACCAAGGTTATGACCAAGGACGAATACGTGAAAGACTACTTCAAGCAGGAGAAATAACATGCCACAGGTAAAATACAAAGAAAAGGCTCGAACTGAAACTGAGACCAAAGAAGGTGTTGAAGTGAACGCACAAGAGAAGGCTGAGAGCCGCAGGGCAAAGGAAAAAAAGGCAGAGCGCAAGAAGCGTATCCCCGTGGGCATCAGGCGCAGGTCATTGGCCGTTGACAATCTTCCCGCAGGAAAGCAGGCGCGGTGGGTCAACGATACGCCGGGGCGCATCAACGCATTTTTGGACGGCGGATATACGTTCTTGCGGCAGGACGGAACCATCGAAGTTGACAATACCGACCCCGGAGAGGCGCACATCAGCCGCGTTGTCGGAGTAAGCAAGGACAACCGGGAGATGCGGGCGTACCTCATGGTGATCGACGAAGACATTTACAACGAGGACCAGGCCGCTAAGCAGGAGCAGCTTGATGTTGTGGATGACGCGATTAAGCATGGCGCATACAACGTCGAGGCCGCCGATAAGCGGTATGTCCCGAAGGATCGTGTGACAGATGCGCCGTACATTACCGTTGGAACGGGCTACGGCAAGGGATATAAACCTTAATTTCGGAGACTTGAAATGGCTAACGTAGATTCCGCTTTCGGGCTTCGTCCCGTAAGATACCTCAGCGGCGCTCCGTACAACGGTGCTTGTCGTCGGTATTATGTTGATACCGCCGGGAGCAACCTGTTTATCGGTGACCCCGTGATCGTCCAAGGCACCGGGCAGAGCGATGGCACTGCCGATGTCGGCATTGCGACCGGAGGCGCGTCCAACTACATCACTGGCGTGATTGTCGGCTTCGACGTCGCAAACGACTCCACCCCAAACCTCAACACCATTTATATGGCCTCCGGCGCGTCCGGGTATGTTTTTGTGGCTGATGACCCTGATCTGCTTTTTGAGATTCAGGAAGATTCCGTAGGCAGTACGCTTGATTCTGGCGCTGTGTCTGAAGAGTGTGTCCTTGTTTCGGGCACTGGATCGACGACTACCGGCCTCAGCGGTTGGGAGTTGGATTCCAGTTCGGCTGGCAGCGACAACGGGCAGGTCCAGATTGTTGAGCTTGCTCATCGTTCTGACAACGAGATCGGCGCTAACGCCAAGTGGCTCGTTAAGATCATGCTGCACTCTTACCGCAGCACTGATGGCGTATAGTAGGGGGTAATGTAAATGTCTGTAATCACTACTGGCTCGATAGCCAAAGCGTTGTGGCCTGGTGTAAACAAGTTTTGGGGTGAATACTCTGAGTATCCCCTGGAATGCACCGCTTTGTTCGATCAGGAGACCTCCGACCGTGCGTATGAGGAAGATGTGCTGGTTCCCGGCTTCGGCCTGGCCCCGGCCAAGACCCAAGGTGCTGCCGTTCAATACGACACCCACCAGCAGGGATACATCTCCCGTTATACGCACATCACCTATGCCCTTGGATACATTCTCACTTACGAGGAAATCCAAGACAACCAGTATCCCGAACTCGCGAAGTCCCGCACTCGCAGGCTGGCCTTCGCGTTGCGCCAGACCAAGGAAACCGTGGCCGCGAACGTGTACAACCGCGCCACCAATGCCAGCTATACTGGCGGCGACGGCGTTGCGCTGCTTTCGGCTTCCCACCCTTCGCAGGCTGGCCTTTTGAGCAACATCCTGTCTCCCGCCGCTGATCTGTCCGAGTCCTCGCTTGAGGATTTGCTGATTCAGATCATGACTTCCACTGATGACAGGGGCCTCAAGGTTCAGATCATGGGCAAGAAGCTGATCGTTCCCCCGGCGCTGCTGTTCGAGGCTTCGCGGATTCTCAAGTCCACCTTGCAAAACGACACGGCGAACAACGCTGTCAACGCGATCAGGGCCGAAGGCATGTTGCCTGAGGGCGTGGCTGTCAATCATTACCTCACTGATACCGACGCATGGTTTGTTCGCACGGACACTCCTGAAGGGCTGAAGATGTTCACCCGTATGCCGCTTGAGTTCAGCGAGGACAATGATTTCGACACCATGAACCTGAAGTACAAGGCGATGGAGCGCTACTCTGTGGGCTGGACCGACTTCCGAGGTCTGTACGGCAGCCCCGGTGCGTAGGAGGGCAAATAAAATGAAAAAGCTCTTCCTGCTTTTGATGGCTATGGCACTGGTTGGGTCTGCCGCTTATGGCGCGGACCAGACCAGGTTCCCGAACGGTGTCGCCACTGATGGCGCGTCCGATCCGTTCGGGGCATACATTATGCCCAACCCCCTGGATGTGTATATGTTGCATGAGGACTTCATGTACTTCAGCAACAATACAGGGTTTATTGTCAGTGGAGTGGCGTCTGCGCCCGCAGCCCGCGATGAAAACGGCGGATGGTACAGGCAGGAGTGCACTAACGATGTGGCGAACCTGTGTTACATTGAGGGTGATAAAGAGCAGTTCATCTTCGAGGACGGCAAACGCCTGTGGTTCGCCGCCAAGTTCAGGTTTTCCAACTCGACCAACCTCAACGCGACCATCGGCTTGATGGAGGATGACGATGACCCGGTTAACGGGCTGCCCGGTAAGTTTGTGGGCTTCTTCACCAACTCCACCGTGACCCCGAGCATCTATGCCCGCGTGGCCAATGCCTCCGACACCTATAGCCACCTTGATACCGGGGCCGACTTCACCAATGGGACCGCGTATGACTTGTCATTTTATTATGACGGCGCGGGCGAAGTGAAGTTTTATGTCAACAGCGTACATTACGGCAGTATTGCCGACACCTACATGCACTATGGAGACAGCGGACAGACCGACGAGTACAAGCCCGCTTTTTTCTACGGTGCTGGTGGCGTCAACGCTGGCAACCCGGACATTGACTTCGATGACATCCTGGTCACCAAGGAACGATAACACTAAAGGGAGGGCTTCGGCCCTCCCACTTTTACAGGTGATAACATGAGGCGTATATTTATTGCATGGCTGGTATTGGTGGTCATGCCATTAGTGGCGAAGGCTGGCGAATGGGTGGAGATTGTCGATACATGCCATTGCTTTGACGGCACGCGCTTTGTGCAAACCTGGCAGAATCCCGCACAGCAACGGTTCATTTGCGGCAATCAAACCAACGCTACATTTATCATTCCAATGGATTACAGGTTTTTGGCTGTGCAGATCGTGCAGTTAGACGCGAACAATGCCACGAACGCAACTATCACCGGAAGTGGGCATTATACTGTATATACCAGCCAAATGCCGCAAGCTAACGGCACGGAAACAGACACGTTACAGGCGCTTGAAACGCTGGTAAACGGCACTACTCCCGCCCGTGTAACAATTAGCGCCCCGGCTAAGGTGTTGCATATTCGGCCTTCAGGCATCAATCACGACTACTATGAAACCTCTGTCCTTGGGTACCATGAATAGGACAAGGGCGATAATCGGCGATTATAACGTCATCTGCGACCGTTGCGGGCGGAAAAAGAAACGCGGCGAGTGTTCTATGACTTGGGACAATTTGCTAGTTTGTTCGGACACTTGTTGGGAGGCTCAACACCCTCAAGACTTTGTGACCGGCGTGGCCGATAATCAAAGTGTTCCAGACGCACGGCCAGAGGCCACGGACTCGTTTTTAGCTCCTGGCGATGTAACAGCGGACGATCTATAGGGGGCGCTAATGGCGACAAGCGGCTCGGTAGACTTCACGACAACGCGCAATGAGATCATTTATGCGGCGTTGCGTAAGATGGGCGTCCTTGCGGCTGGAGAAACCCCGAGCGCGGCTGAGGTCTCTGACGCGGCCCAAGCGCTGAATTTGATGTGCAGGAACTGGCAAGCTGACGGCATCAACCTCTGGACCATTACAGAGGCTATTCTGACGCTTACGGAGGACACGGCGTCATACTTGCTCGGCGGTGACGCTACGAACGCAGTCAACGTGGATGACGGGTCGCCGGTCCCGAGGCCGCTACAGATTATTTCGGCCCGGAGGCGTGACAGTTCCGGCCAGGACGTTCCGCTGACGGCGTATTTGCGCGATCAGTATTTCAACCAGCCGAACAAGTCTGCATCGGGCGTAACCACGGCATATTACTATGATCCGCAACGGGGCCAGGGCGTTCTGTACCTTTGGCCGATAAACAGCGATACAACCGAGACAGTCAGGTTTACCTATCAACGGCCCTTAGAGGATTTTGACTCGGTTGGTGACAACCCTGATTTCCCTGTGGAATGGCACAAGGCCCTTGTTTATGGGCTGGCCTATGAGTTGTGTGATGAGTACGGCATCCCCGATAACATCATGGCGCGGATTGAACGCAAGCATAAGGAAACATACCGGAAATTGAAGGCCCGCGATGTGGGCGAAGGGCTATTCCTGCAGCCAACCTATTGGGAGCGCAATCGGTGAAGGTTCCGTTCATAGGCCCTGCCTATGAGGGCAGAAGCAAGGACATCAATACGCAGCGGTGTATCAATTTCTATGTAGAGATTGACCCGGCTGGCGGCAAAAATAAGCTGTCGCTTGTAGGCACCCCCGGCCTGAAATCGTTCAGCACTTCGCCTGATGGACCTGTGCGCGGCTCCATTGAGATCGAGGATCGCTTGTATATCGTGGCGGGGAACAAGTGCGTTTACGTCAACGAGGATGGGGTGAGGACGGAGATAGGCACACTGGACACGTCCACGGGGCGCGTTTCAATGGCCTCTGATGGCACTCAGGTAGGCATCGTTGACGGCACAAGCGGTTATTATATTACCGTGGCTACCAATGCCTTCGTCAAGATTACAGATGCTGATTTTCCGGGCGGCGATGTGATCGCCTACCAGGACGGCAGATTCATCGTGAACGTGCCGGACACGCGCCGGTTCGCGGAGTCGGACTTGAATGACGTATCGGCATGGACCTCTACCCGGTTCGGTACGAAGGAGAGCAACCGTGACAACGTAGTTTCGGTTGTCAGCGATCATAGTGAATTATTTGTGTTCGGATCGCGGACTACAGAGATATGGTACAACGCCGCCGCCTCGGGGTTTTCGTGGCAACGTATCGAGGGCGCACCTATGGAAGTTGGCTGTGCCGCTCCTCATTCGGTTGCCAAGGCCGACAATTCGGTTATTTGGTTGACCCGTGACGACAGGGGACAGGGCTATGTAGTGCGGGCAAACGGCTATACGCCTCAAAAAATTTCCACGCCCGCCATCGAGTACCAAATTAGCCAATACTCCGACATTTCTGATGCTTTCGCCTATGCGTATCAGCAAGACGGGCATTTGTTCTATGTGCTTCAATTTCCTACGGGAGATGCAACATGGGTTTACGACTTCAGCACGGGTTTTTGGCATGAGCGGGCAAATTACTCAGGTGGAGTTTATAGTCGTCACAATAGTAATTCCTATTCGTATTACCGAGGGCGGCATATTGTTGGCGATGTGGCGACTGGAAACTTGTATGAATTAGACATGGATACATACACAAACGCAGGCGAAGTGATACGCCGATTGAGGCGCACACAGCATCTTTACGATGAGCGCAAGCGTGTGTTTTGGCATGAGTTGGAGGTTGAACTGGAATCCGGCGTGGGCCTTGAGCAGGGGCAGGGTGTTGACCCGCAGGCAATGCTCAGGTGGTCTAATGATGGCGGCTATACATGGAGCAATGAACATTGGGCGAGCATGGGCAAGCAAGGTGAGTACGGCAAGCGTGTGATCTGGCGCAGACTTGGTTCGTCCCGTGACCGCGTGTTCGAGCTTGTCATAACCGACCCTGTAAAGTGTGTAATTGTTGACGCTTACGCAAAATTTAGCATCGGAAACAGTTAATGACTGACATTATTTCGCCGCCGCCGATAGCGGAAAACCAGATAGACCCGCGAACCAAAAAACTCAGTCGGCCATGGGCAAGCTGGTTTCGGTCAATATATCAGCGGCTTGTATCCGGCGGCGATGCGTATATGCTCAATGGCGCGGGAACGTGGACGCCGGTTGTCAGGATGTCGAAATTGCTCATCGAGGACGGCACGGCGGCTGATTCGATTGCCCTGACCATGACGAGCGTGTATGAGGGCGAGGCGATAGCCAAACAAGACAGCTTGACAGCGGGGGGGGCTACGGCGGCCTTTGCCTTGTCCGCTGGCGGCGACACCATCACTGTTGACAGCGATGACCTTGCCAATGATCTCAATGCGGCGTGGCTGGGCGGGTTGTTGGTCAAGGACATTACCTTTACGGGCGCGGCCCCAATGGCGGCGGCGTATGTGTCAAGCGGCGATATAGTTATAGAGTTCCGGCGTGGTGATAGCGGCGCGGCCCCTGATTTGACGGCGGAAATCGGCACTGGAACAATCGAGGTGTACCTTGTCCATATTTAAGCCGCGATTTAACAATGTTCATTTTATTGACGGACCTGGGGGCGACAGTGACGGCTATGGTGGCGCTGGCGAACCGGGTGGCCCGGGCGGTGGTGGCTACGGTGGTGGCGGCGGTGGCGGGTTCGGATATGGCGTAGGTGACGACTTTGGTGGTCCGGGTGTTGGCTCAAGCGTCGGTCCTGATGATCCTGGTCCCGATGGTGTTGGCGGTGGCGATGTCCGAAGCCAAGTTGCGAGTATGGTTGACCAGCTTGAGCAGCAAATATCACAAGGCAAATTTGGTACGACGACGGCCATGTCGCCGGGGGTTGCGCCTCAATCCATTTCACCGCAAGCGGCATTGGCGGCACATGAAGCGCAGTTGGCCTCTCAGGGGCTACTAGGCAGGCCGACTGGATTTACACAATGGGGAATGGGAACGACCGGCAGAATGGGCATGGGCCTTGCTTCTGCCGCAAAGAAGGGTATGCCATCGTATGCTACAAGTATTCCGGCGACACTTACCCCGCATACCATAGCCAGCCTTTACGGGATGTCACAGTTAAACAACCTTTCTACCTTGGGGTGGGGTTATAGCCCCAAAACGGGTTGGAGCAGAAGCGGTCTGAGCGCAGCCAGTAAGGCGATGGGGAAGCCCTTGGGCATCGAAACAGCCAAAAACGCCCTGAGTTTGGGGTTGGTCAATGCCGTTGCGCCACCCTCGTTTAGCAATATGTATGGTATTGCTAAGGGCGCGATGAACTACGGGATTGCGGACGAGGAAACAAAAGAAACGATGGGATTGGCCTCAATGCCAGGCTATCAAAGTTACAGCCAGCCAGAGGTTGATTCCGAAGGTCGGTCATTGCCGTATGATGACGAGCTTCGTGGCACAAACTTGCGCGATGCGTACTATGGATAGGGGGTTATAATGTTTAAGGAAATCGGAGAATTTCTGTCAAGCCCCGGCGGTGCTGCGGTTATCAGCGGGGCGGCGGGCCTTGCCTCGTCTTACCTCGGGGGCAAGGAGCAGGCGCGGTCTACCAGCGCCGCAATGGACACGCTGAAGAGCACTACGGCTGATTCATTGGCCGCGCAAGAGCGCATGTACAAGGCGGGCCTTGAGCTTGGCAAGCCGTACCGCGATCTCGGTGAAGCCGTCTTGCCCCTGTACCAAAAGTCTGCAATTGGCGATACGCCTGCTATGCAGACCTTGCGCGATATGGCCGAGGGCGATTTATACGAATGGCAGAAGAAAGAACTTACAGACTCGCTGAACTCGCAGCTTGCGGCTCGTGGCCTGTACAATAGCGGCGCTGGATTGCGGACCTTGAGCGATGCGTACCGGGCGCTTGGGGCGGAAGAGGCAGAGCGCAGGTTCGGACGGCAGAAAACGCTTGCGGATATGTCATATGGGCGGCTGTTCGACGCTATTCAGTTCGGCAGCGGACAGAGTACAGCGGCTCAGGGATTGGCCGCGAATCAAGGCTCCAACATCGGCGCAACCATCGGCAACCTTGGATCGAGCTTGGCTCCGTTGCAGCAAGATATTGGCAATGCTCGGGCCTCGATGTACAGTGGCGCGAATCAGGCCATCCAGGGCGGATTATATAACTATCATTTGCTTTCGTAGGGGGCGGACATGCCAATACAGCAATTTGATTACAGCCCTGCCAATCTTGGACAGGCAATGCAGGCGAAGGCCGCGATCAACGAGAGCAAGGCGCGGATGGCTGAGTACAGGCGGCAGAACGAGGCGCGGAGGGGCTTGGGCGATTATCTTGCCAACCCCACGCAGGAGGGTTTTGCTAAGGCCGCACAATTGGACCCGGAGCTTGCGCTTAGGGCGCAAAAAATGGTTTCGCAAAGAGGCATCGCCGAGGCCAGAAGGGCGGCCTATACTCAAATAGCAGATAAATTTCCTCATCTTGCCAGACCTGGGTTTGCGGAAATATTCGCATCTGATCCGAAGCAATTCATAGAGCTTAACAACGCAATTGTCGGAGCGTCTGAAAGAATGATGGA